CGTAATCTCCGATTTTAAAAGTGTGATTAATGTTCAGTCCGATTTGAGCTGAAAATTTTTCACACTTGGTAACAGAAGTGATAGCTTCAACATAAGCGACAACCAATTGGTTACGATACGTTGCACGATATCTTCTAAGATTACGTTTCAATTTGGTCATTTTCTCAAGACCGAGCACAATGCGCACGGCTTTAAGAAAAGCTCTTCTTTCTACAGAATCAACACGATGATTTTCATCAAACTGCTGAATCAAAGAGAAAAGAGTTTCGGTATTTTGGGGTGTCATTTTAGAGTTGACAAACTTCATATTTTGTTGTTGTTTGTTAAGACAATTTGTTTAACGTCTTTGGCAAGGATTTTACTCCATACGAACTGACTTAGTTTCGTAACCAGACGTGCCAGATAGATAGCTTATTGGTACAATTAAGTACTAAAGCGGGCACACATCTATCAATATGAGTAAATACTCATCCCACTAAGTTAAGTGATATCCATGTTTTAACACTAGGAGGCTTAACCTACACTTCATCGGGCTTTGCTGCTAGAGAACTAATGGCAATATGTCTCTAGCCCCTAAAAGTGATTTGAGTGCTTTTCACAAGCAGTGTGTTTTAGCATAAACAAAATGAATAGTTTCAAAGGTAACTAATAAACCTAGTTAATATCAATTTAACAAATAAAATTTGCACTAGTATAATATCCTATATTAACTTTCAGCGGATATTACATTCGTAACAAAAGTTTTCATATCAATTTAATTTCTTTTTGTGAGAGCCTAAATAAATTCAGGTAGTCAGCTTGGATTTTAAATCAATACTAGATTTTGATTAGATTGGTAACTAAAATATACTGGTAAAGCTGGTATATAGGCAGCCTATATTGTATCCTTACAAGAACAATACGGGTTAACGCCCTAGTAAGAGAGCGGATATAGTTTTATAACAATATCTTGTTCTATCTTATTTCAATACGCGAGACGGAATCCAAATTAATGGATTTACTCTGTAGTCTTTAAACTGGAGCGCGCAGAGGAGAAGGTCTCATGGTTGATAACAACCGGGTCGGGAAGTCAGATTAAACTGACCTCCC